ATACTTCATAGCTTTTTCCTCCATGTTCAAACTGCTTCGTTATAAACTACATTTGCCCGGTCACGACATCCTTGCTCTCCTGGGCGTGGAAAATTGACACAAGCAAATTTGCCAAAATAAAAGCGAGCAGCCGTATCATAGGCTCTCGCTGCTTCCTCTGGGGTAAAAAAATATCCCAGATGCTTTGTTTTATTGTTTACGCTTATATAAGCTCTAAACTTTCCTCTGTCCTTACGAAATCCTACTCCCTTATATCCAGAGGTATTGTGCGATGACATCCTCATATTTCCCTGATTTTCACGCCGACTGGCGGCTCTTAGATTACTCCGCCGATTGTCCTTTGTATTTCCGTTGATATGATCTACAACCTCGCTATCTGATATCTTCAGTTGCATTCTCGTAAGTCGAACCGATTTTCTGTTTATTTTCGTCACAGCATAGCCGTAGTTATCAATATACCAGTAGTGATTCTCTGCAAGTTTTAGATCCTCAGGATCAAAAATAAAGCTGTTACCATTACCATCAATATATCTGTAATGGTCACCTTCAAGCTCAATTTTCCTGCATTCTCCACAGGTTTTGGCTCGTCCATTCAGCAGACGCTGTCTTAAAACGACTTTTTCTTTCCCGCAGTCACATCTGCACAAGTATTTTGAGCGTCCAGTAGAACCCATGAATTTTAACACTTTAAGTTTTCCATATTTTCTCCCAACCAATTCACCTGTGTCTTTCATATTCTCCTCCTAGAAAACAATCATATCACGTTCATCGTATATGCTTCCTTGCTGCTGTCCTTCGTTTCGGATGCAGCGGTCCAGTGCCATGATTGCAGCGACGATTCCATCAATCTTCTCCGGCGACTTTGCCTTGGTCGCTTTAATGTTTCCGGCCGGATCAGTATCCACGACCACATTACCGGCCATCCATGCCATGACCGGGTTGCCGCCGTGGATGATTCGTCCTTCCATCAGGAGCTTGTAAAACTCTTTAGTTGGAGGACTCATTGAAGAAAAGCCCTGTCCGAAGGGAACGACCGTGAAGCCCATCCCCTCAAGATTCTGGGTCATCTGCACCGCTCCCCATCGGTCAAAAGCAATCTCCAGAATGTGATAGGTCTTGCCCAGTTCTTCGATGACTTTCTCGATAAAACCGTAGTGGATTACATTGCCCTCTGTCGCCATCAGGTATCCCTGCTGATACCAGATATCATATGGAACGGATGCTCTGCGCACACGCTGGGGAATCGTATCCTCCGGAATCCAGAAGAACGGAAGCATGATGTACTTCTCCTCCGGGGTTCTAGGTGGGAACATCAGCACAAAAGCCGTGATGTCACCGGTGCTGGACAAGTCCAGTCCGCCATAACAGTCACGGCCTTTGAGGGCTTCCATATCGATTGGCTGGTTGCCAAGGTTGTAGATGTGTTCCGGGATAAACCGTGTCAGCGAGGACACCCACATGTTCAGGCGAAGCTGCTTAAACACATTCTCTTCCGCTGGGTTATCCAGTGCTTCCTGATACGCATCCCGGACACGCTGGATCTGGATGGTTTGTCCGAGGGATGGATTGGCTTTATACCAGTTGGCTTCATCATGCCAGTCATCCTCATCGGTCAGGCCATAGACTACCGGGTAAAAGGTGTGGTCGATCTTGCGCTCTGCCAGCAGGTCAAGTGCCTTCATGTGCAGTTCGTAACAAATACTCTCTTTATCTGTGCCGGCCGTGGTGATCAGAAAGAAGAGCGGCTGCTCACGGGCATCGCCAGAACCTTTGGTAAGGACATCGTAGAGTTTTCGGTTTGGCTGAGCATGAACCTCATCCAGCACCAGTCCTGACACATTCAAGCCGTGCTTCGTGCCGACTTCAGCGGACAGGACTTGGTAAAACCCTGCATTGCCATAGTTCACAATGCGCTTGGTGGCCGCCATGATCTTGCACCGCTTCAGCAGTGCCGGGGTCATCTGCACCATCTGGTGGGCAACATCGAAAACGATGGATGCCTGCTGGCGGTCTGCCGCAGCACCGTACACTTCGGCAGAGGGTTCGTTATCGGCAAAAAGCAGATACAGTGCCACTGCAGCGGCAAGCTCGGATTTACCGTTCTTCTTACCAATTTCGACATACGCTGTGCGGAACTGACGGTTTCCCCTCTCATCCACGATACCGAACACATCCCGGATGATCTGCTCCTGCCAAGGAAGTAGCCAGAACCGCTTGCCCGCCCACTTGCCTTTGGTATGGCGCAGGTTCTCAATGAAAGTCACCGCCCGGTCTGCTTTGGCTTCATCGTAATGGCAAGTCGGGAGCATGAAGCGGCTGGGCTTGTAATCTTTCAGTTTCGGATAATTTTTAGGTCTGCTCTCTGCCATCAGCTGCCACCTCCTCCAAGCAGATTCTCCATTTCATCGGCTGCATCCGCAGGGCCACCGTCCGAAGCAATGATCCGGCTTCGGGAAGACGGGGTCAGACCGAACTGCTCTGCAAACTTGTTCATGATCTTCAGATAGGTCTGGGCGATGGACACCTGCGGAATTGTCTGCCAGTACCCGGACGGGGTTTTCACGATGGTGCCATGCTGGGTGATGAATTCCTCAGCTTCTTTCCATCGGGCATAGGCCTGACAGTAACCGGCAAAGGCAGCCATATCGACTTCGGTCAGGATGCCGATGGCTTCCATCTGCTTGGCAAGTCTGCGCCACTCTTTCTTTGCTTCCGGCTCCAGCCACTTCGGGCAGGCCGGTGCTTTCTTGTTAGGCTTGGGTTCGCTGGTATTCAACGGATGCTTGCCCGGATTACCTTCCAGTTCTTTCATAGCGGTCGGCTTTGGTTTTCTGCCTCTGGTAGCCATTGGCTCCCCCTCCCTTCTTCAAAAATGGGTAAAAAGAAAAGGACCTCCGCAGAAGTCCTTGTAGTATAAAACACATCGGATACGAGGCACAGCCCCCTTTCGGGGCGTGTGTCCTTTAATTGTTAGGCGTTGGGGTTGGCTTCCTTCCAAGCCTCATACTCATCGACAAGTTCTGCTTCCTCGATGACCTGCCAGACTGCGCAGAATCTTGTTTTCTGCTGTTCGATTTCTTCTGCAGACCAGTGTTCCGGCTGGCGGCTCATGTCGTGGTAGGCATCCATCTCCGTCTTCGTCCGGAGGAAAAGGATGTTCTTCAGCTTCAGCGTTTCTGTGTTGTTTCGCAGGGTGTACCGCTTCTCCTCTGCTGCTCTGCAAAGTTTGTCGAGGTCCTCGCAGTTAATTGTCATGTCCTGCTTGAAGGTGATTTCGATACCCACCAGCTTCTTCTCGGTGTCGGCTTCCTGAATGTTCTTGAGGTAGGTTTTTGCTTTGTTCGTCATGGTTTTTTTCCTCCGATGTGTTTTTGTTTGGGGCTGTTCCCCTTGCTGTGACTGTATATTACCGTCTATCCAACACACATTCAAGCGGCTATGTTGCACGATCATCTGCGCATGATTTTGTCGGATTTATGTGTATTTCTGACACAGAAGATTTTCGCCACAACGAGCAAAAGCCCCCGTCCGGGAGCCTTGCCCATTTTTCAGTGTGCGTTCTTAATGCACCACTCGATTGCATGTCCGGCATCCGTATAGATTTCATCGGAAATCTTCAGAAGTTCCAGTCGGGACTCAATCGGTGAGAATCCTTCCTTGGAATCTTCCACAAAACCGTAAACCGCAGCCTCCACACCGCCTTTCCAGTTCGTCTTAGCGACCAAAACCCGGTCTCCGTACTGCATGATGTTGTCATAGCAAGGGCTGAGTCGGTCGTAGTAACTCTCGATGCTGATGCTGTCTTCCGGAAAGTTAATCAAATGCTTTTTCATGGTGAATCCTCCGTTTTTTCGTTATTTCCTAGGGTATTTCCCCTTCGGTGACTGTATATTACCGTCCTGTGCGGAGGAATGCAAGCGGCTATACTATACGATCATCTGCCCAAAATACCGAGCAGAATGTACATCAATCTTCCGCATCCTGCTCCATGAGTTCTACGATGGTGTCATAGAAGAACTGTGGGTCATATGCCAGCGGTTCCTGACCTGCGTCCTTGTCCATCCTGATCTGGTCGGAAACCATCTTCTCTGCTTCTTCCAGCGTAAAAGCGTCCTTATCATTGTCATCCATGTGGTTGTAGATTTCCACAATGACATCCATCATTCGTTCTTCCATGTGCTTTTCCTCCCGGCGGCTTTCTCCCCGCCACATCTGCCCCAGTCTGGGGCATTCTTACTTCATTCGGATGTTTTCCCAACCCGTGGCACAAGCCCCTGTGTGGGGCTGTGTCGGGCTGTCTGGGCTTAGTGTTTTGCCTTGCCCAGCAGGTAGGCTTCCTCCATCGCCTTCTGAATGGCCCAGACCGGAACTTCGATGAAGTCCTCGCTGTCGCACCCACGCTCTTCGAGGTCTCCGCGGCTGTCCACTGCCGCCATCAGGCGCTTGGCAATCTCCAGCAGGGCTTTCTCCTCGGTCTTGGTGACGTTTTTCATGGTAACTTCCTCCGTTTTTGTTTGGTTTTCCGTTTCGGTATGTGCATATTACCGTCACTTTTGCACATTATCAAGCGGCTAAACCCACCAAAGATGGAGGGATGGATCTGTAACAATTACGGCAGAAGAAAAGGGCCGCCGTTTCCGGCAAGCCCCCATGTGTTTTCCTTGCTCAGTAGTCTTCTTCGCCGTAGTCCTCTTCTTCCATCCAACTGTCATCCCGGTCTTCATCCTCATCCTTGAAGCTCCACATGTCTTCAGTCGGTTGGTTTCGGAGGTCAGGGTTCTGTTCGATGTAGTCTGCAACCGCACCCTCAAGGGTATCCAGTACCTTTTCGTAGGCATCCTCGCTGAAGATTTCCCAAAGGGCAACCGTCAGGTCTGCGATTTCGTGGTTGCCCTTGGCAATCAGGAATCGGGCCGAAGGGTTACAGGTTTCCTTGCCGTAGGCAATGTTCACCATATCGCCGTCATTGCAGAATCGGTATCCGATTCGGTTGATGGCTCTGACAAGCTCCCCTGCGAGGCTGTCTGCCTTGCCCATGTCCGGTACCAGCTCCTTAAAAAGTTTGCTCAGCCGCTCTTCATTCTTTGTCATTGTCGTGCCCTCCACTGTTTTTGTTGTTTTTCCTTAGGGTCTTTTCCCCTTCGGTGACTGTATAATACCGTCACTCCGAAGCACTATCAAGCGGCTATACTACACGATCATCTTACCTTGTAATTGTCATATTTATGTGCTTTTTATGCCAGTTTTCAGAAGACAGACACGAGCAAAAGGCCGGTTGATTCCAGCCCCTTGCGCCTGTCGGTCTTTCCTTTACCGGATGATTTCGAGGTAGCTGATGTTGCCCCAGCAGTCCGTACCTTTGAAGCGGATGCGCTTCTCGTTTTCCCGGTCGAGGGTGAACTTCCGCAGAAATTTCATCTTCTGGATGCGGTTCAGCAAGTCTTTTCCGTTCTTTGCATCCTCAACTGCATCCCTGATTTCGACCACCGAGCTGTCGGTACCGTACCAAAGGTTGCTGAGTGCCTCCGGGATTCCGTTGTCCAGATAAAGATTGATTTTTGTGTAGGTCATGTTCATTTCTCCTTCCGTTTTGTGACTGTATATTACCGTCTTGTGAGGACATAAGCAAGGCCATAAAACATCATATTATCAACGATCTTACCCCCTCATGTTTGGTACATATATACCTCCGAATTTGCTTGCTATATATGTGTTTTTGCGGCATTATACACACAACGAAAGCAAAGAAAACCAAACGAAAACGGAGGATACAGACCCATGAAAAAGACCATTACCGAAATCGAAAGCATCATTGAGGAACGCATCGCAGAGCTTGAAGAAGAATACGAGCTGGACATTTACGACCGCAACGACATCCGCGAAGAAGAATACCAGAAAGGCGGCTGGAAGCACGACCCCTTCCCAGAGGAACTTGACGAAGAAGAAACCGAGGAAGAGGAATGGCACTACAAGAGCATGGAGCAGCAACTTTGGGAGGTTGGCATGAGCATGAGGGATTTCTACTAAGGAATCCCCCAAGGGACTCCCCAGCAGAAGCTGGGGCTGTTCCTCGTATCTTCCGCTTTCGTTTGTCCGGATACACAAAACTGCCGCCAGATGTTTGTGTACATTATTGCAGCGGTTCTGCTTGCTATTGTTGCCTTCCAGAGTTATCATACGGTAAACTGGAAAAGAGATCTCGCTATTTCGAGGCTCCCATTTCTGCCAAGACCAAACCCTCCCGGTTTTCCGAGAGGGCTGTTTTCTTCTTATTCCGGTTTGGTTCCGTCATTCATCTGGATGACGCTCATCTGCCCATACATACTGATGAATGCTTCCGGTTTCCAGAAGCGTTCCGTGTATTTGCGGATGAGATTTTCTGGCAATTCAGCGAAGTCTTCCTCGCCCAATCCACAGATGAAGAAGTTTCCCTTGATGGGCTGCTCCAGCTCTGGGATATATCTGCTGAACAGCTTCTCGGTGAACAGCCCGTTGTCATCAGTCACCAAGGCGACCCTGTCTGCCCAAGGGTAGGTTGCCGTGATGCAATCGCATTCGAGGATGCGGTAGTATTCTGCCAAGGTGTCCTCGATATCCACCACCCGCGGATGTTCCATCGGCTTAATCAGAAGCACTTTCACTCGACCCACCCCGCTTTCACGATTGCCCAATCTTCCAGCGGGCTTTTGTTTCCAGTAAAATCTTCCATCGCTTCGATGTTTCCACAGCGATTACAGACTTGGATGTTTGCCCTCCTGCTGAGTGCCTGCTGCTGATGATCGTAACAGTCCGGCTGTGCTCCGCACCTAGGGCAGCATGGGCCGGTCTGTCGCTTTTTTCCGAGGTGTTCGAGTGACACCTTGACCTCCGCTTCTGAAGCCACACGGTGGCAACTGTCCGCGCCGTAGGCAACATTCAGGTGGCTGCCGTTGTCCCATGACACCATGATATTTCCGGCGTCATCGACTCCCCTGCAGGTTCCCTGCGTTCCGATTTTCGGCGCGTGTCGGTCATCCATCTCATCCAAAACGATACGGCATCCGACCGGATATTCTGCACGGAGGCGTTCGACTGTCTTCTTATCTGCAAAAATCATTCTGCCACCTCCGCAATCATCCGCTGGGCGGCATCCTTATCCATACATTCCTTCAGTGCGCTTTCGAGGATGTGCATCGGGAACTTGAATGCTTTGTAGCCGTCATGCAGGACTTTGTAGTAATACCGGCTCGGTGCGCGGTGTCCGTAATCGTTCTCCATGATGTAGACCATCGCGGTCACCATCTCCGGCTCTGCACCCTCACGGAGCAGTTCGATGTTCAGGTCTTCCTTACGGTAGTAGGTCGGAAAGCCCTCGTAGGTATCGAGGTTCTTTTCATCCTTCTCGGAGATCTCCCACACCAGAACCGGCGTGTTCTTCTTCTGATTCGGTGCGATGGTGGCACAGCCCCGGAACAAAAGCTCCCAGCCGGCCAGCACCGCCTGCCCTGCAATCGTGGCATCCGGACACCGGTATGCCATCTGCTCCACCGACAGGTTGCTGCCGTAGGCAATGTAGTATTTCTTGTTTTTCATAATCTTTCGCTCTCCTTTCATTCTCCGCTCTTATCTGGCGGTATGGTATATATCACTCTTTCGCCCTGATTTATCAAGGCCGATGAGCATCATATACTGCACAATGTTTTCTTCCTGTGATCGTGTACTTTTACACCATCCGCAGCTTCTTCAGATACCGGATTGCTTCCGTTCTTCCGATGCTGGCGGCAAGCCCTCGCTTCAATGTGTCTGTCGGAAATTCCCAGTCGTTGTATCCGCCGCGCAGCAGGTTGAAATACTCGATGTCCGGGCAGCCAAGCTGTCTGTCCTCGTGCATCACATAGGCCATGCAGGTTTTCGGCTTCTTCATGCGGTTGCCGTTCATATTCCAAATGGGAAGCTGGAACTGCTTTTTGTAGTAGTACCGTGGGAAACCCTCGTACCGGTCCAGCAGCAGCTCATCATATTCCGAAAGTTTTCAAACCACAGCCGGTACACTTTCGTTGGCATCCTGTTCGATGGTGGCATAGCTTCCGGTCTTGCTTTTCTTGAACAGGAGTCGATAGCCGTAAATCTCAGTCACGCCGACTGGTACTGCGTAGGGGCATCTCCGCCCCATCCGCTCCATGTCAAGGTTACTTCCGTAGGCAAGGTAGAACTTCGATGGTGTCCGGCTGATGAGTTCAAACCGCTCATTCATCCGAACCACCGTCCTCCCTGCCCGTGAATTCCACGCCTTGGAAATCTTCTGTTCCCAGTTCGATCTGGCTGTCCTGCCACCAGTCTTCTGCCACACGCTGAGCCTCCTCGACGGTCGGCTCTTTCATCTCGGATTCATAAACCGTGATGGTTCTCTGGTAGGTTTCGGTGATGGTCACCTTGAACGCCCTGCCCATCTGTGTGTTTTCACTTTTTACCGTGCTTTTCTTCATAAAATCGCACCTCCTTCTACCACCTCAAGGGCGGTTTCCCGCCCAAAAGGTGCCCGTACATTCTGGCTTATTTGTTCCGCCAGGATGCGTTGCCCTCCATATTCCGCAGAAGGATTTCCCTTGCCGTTGCAAATTCCTCGCCGATGAATCCCAACCGGAGCATCCAGCACCGCATTGCGTATTTGTCGTTGTCGGTCTGCTGGGGCTTCGGGCTTGCCGTGCGCACCATCTTGGCAAGCTGGCTCATCGCAAGGCAAAGTTGGATGTATGCTTTCGTTTCACCGGCATGTAGCCCATTCCGCTTGCCATCCGCAGGATCGGCAAACTGGAAAAGCCGGAATTCAATGGTTCCTTTCGTGAAGGTAGCGTGTAAATTCAGCATGTGGTAACGACTTGAGTTGTAGTGGGCATTTCGGTTTTCCCAGCTGGAACCGTTGCCTTCGTACCAGATGTCTGCAAGTTGGCGCATGGTGGTCGGATTCTCTCGGTTCAGCCGTTCAAGGAAGCGGTGGTTGACCACTTGGCAGTAATGTCCGGTGCGTCCTGCATCAATGCGGATGGCTCTGCCAATCTGCCGCTCGTGCGCCGCCATGATGTTGACCAGATTCCGCAAAGTCTTTGCGGTGTGGTCGCCCTTGCCGATGTGAATGTGTACTCCGCATCCGCGGCTTGGGCTGCTCTTTGCTCCTGCCTTGCGGAGCAGTCGGATGATATCCTGCAAGGTTTCGATGTCCTCATAGATGAGAATCGGGGTGACCAGTTCGCATTTTTCTGCATCCGGTCCGTTGATGCTCACATTCCGCTGGAATTTCCAAACTCTGCCCTGCTGGTCTTTGCAAGCCCAGCTGCAATATCCGTACTCGCTGGCTGCGTTCCACGCTCTGGTTCCGAAGTATTCGGCAACCTTTCTGGCAGCTTTTTCTCTGGTGATGTTGTTCATCTCAATCTCGACTCCGATGGTCTGCTTCTTCATGGCTTCAATCTGTGCTCTCGTTTTATCGTTCATGGTATGTTCTCCTTTGGTTTTTTCCTTATTTTCCCTTTCGGTATGTGCATATTACCGTCAGGTGCGGATAATAGCAAGGCCATAAAAGAACATATATTCAACAAATATGAGGGCAAAAGATCGTGTACATTTCTGCGCTTTATTTGCTTGATAATGTACATTTTCAGAGTTAATATCGATACAATGGAAGAGGATCTCGCATATTTTCCGGCCCCCATTGGGGCTTGGGAGTTACGCTCCCGCCTCCATCATCTGAATCGTGTCTGCCCCACAGTCGGGCTGTGTCGGCTCGGCTGCATCCTGCTCGGCCGTTTCCCCAGCGGAGGTATTGTCCTCCTGTGCCGCCTGTTTCGCGGCTTTCAGGGCATCCCGCTTTGCCTTTTCCCTTGCAAGGAACTTCTGGGCTTCCTCATCCGTGCGGAAAGCCGCATGGCCAGAAAGTTTCTCCATGAGAATTTTGCGGGTCTCCTTGAAGTCCGAACCGTTCATGCCCAGCCGCAGGAGCCATGTGCGCAGTGCGTACTTCTCATTCTCATCGTTGACATCCTTTGCCTGGATACGCTTCTGGCTGATGGCCTGCTGGTTCATCAGGACAGCCAGCTGTGCGAAAGCCGTCAGATGCTCATGGTCTGGTGCAGTCGGGAAACCGGTGAAGGTGACCTTCTCGGTGGTGATCTTCAATCCTTCCAGTGCCGCACCATGCTCTGCCTCATAACCGCTGACTGCGTTGATGAAGTTCATGATGGCAAAGGTGCAAGTGTCATCCTTCAGCTTCTCGACCAGCCCCTCTTCCACATGGAAGTGTCCGCCCGTTGCTTTGCCGATGAGCTTGCCGCGGCTGTAGAGAAGGTTGACCAGGTTGCGGAGCGTCACGCCGTTGTGTTGACTGACCGGAAAGGAAAGCTCCAAATCCAGCGGTACTTCATCCGTCTGGTCTTCTGCATCCTGCGGTTCTCCGCTCTCCTGCTCGGCTTCCGGTACTTCCTCTGCCGTACCATCCAACTCCGATGCTTCCTCGGATTCGTCTTCCGCAGGCTCATCCTCTTCTGCGGTATCCATCTCTTCGGGTTCTGGCTCATCCAGAACTTCCGGCTCTGTCTCGGTCAGCTGTTCCTCTTCGGATTCTGCGTCCTCGGTATTCTCTTCGGTCACAGACTCCTCTGCCGAATCTTCGGTCGGCTCAGTGTTCTCCGACTGTGCATCATCGCTTTCAATGCTCTCGCCGCCGCGAATCAGTCCCTCGTTCAGCAGGGTCGTCAGCAACTCGGCATCTGCATTCTCCGGCTCGACCAGCAGGTTGCCATCCCGGTCGATGGTGTAGTTCCCGATGTCGTAGGAGTACAGCGGTGCTTTGGTGTAATAAGGGTGGATGCCCGTCAGCTCCTCCATGCGTCTTGCGAGGGTCTTGCGCTCGGCTACGTTCAGTTCAAATTTCAACATTATTCATCGCTCCTTTTCGTTCTTTCGTTTTTATGCGTCCCGATGTTCTTTTCGGTAGCACATATATCGCTCTAACCGGGATAAATAGCAAGGCCATTTCCCGATATTCTTTATGTTCGACCATTTACACAAGGGACTGCAAAACCTGTTGTGTAAATAGTCCTGATATGTATGCCCACCATATCACTGGGTGACTGTCTACCTAGTAATATAGCGGGCCAGTTTATTCTTCCAGACCTGCGCACCATGCGATGCCGGCCAGAACAAAAAATGCGTTGGCTAAGCATATGCCGTTGCCCCAGATACGGTACTCTGCCGAATCCGTATACGGGTCAGCCAGCCATTTCCGGATCTGCTTTTCCGTTTTCGGTTTCTTGGCATGGGTCACGATCTTGCGATGCGTTTCAAACACATCCGCCCAGAATGCCAACTCTTCCTCAGTCGGATTCTCCGTTCCAAGGTTTCTGCACCACCAGTCCGGGAAGCCTTGCAGTCTGGCACATTCGGTCGGTGTCAGGCGGCGGACGGTATAGGTCACGGGTGTAGGCTGTGCTTCCGGGTTATCGATGACCAGACGGTCATTGAAAGCATCCTGTCCATTGAAACCACTGGGATGTGCCCCGGTCGCCACAGTACCAGCCACGCCCTCGTTCAGATGCGGTGCCGGTGCGATGGTGGTCGGGTCTTTGTAGTCCCGTGCCATCAGGGTCGGTGCGACTTCTCTCTCCACCTGCATATAGGAGCCGGTTGTCATGGCATACACATCTTCCGGTGCGCAGACCGCATGTCTGTCTGTCGCATCCAGGGTAAAGCAGACATCCTCATTGACCCCATCCCCCTGTGGACCGTTCTCATCCTTGCGGCCAATCATGTTGCCCTGCAGAACGAAGGTCTGCATCTGGTCGCTCCGGGTTGCCATCAGTGCGCCGGACTTGCCATGCAGGTCGATCAGCTCATTGCGCTGGTTCACATGGAAAGCAGTGACCTTTTCCTGTTCCACAACGCAGATTCCGCCCTGATTGCATGTCGGGTCGCCGCCGCTGCGGTCCAGTGTCCTGGAAGTTTCAGCTTCATAGAAACCGCTGTGCGGATTGTCGGACATCATGGAATGGCTGGCTTTCGAGCAGATGCCGTAGCACTTGGGAACGAACAAGGTTTGGTCATTGTTGCAGCCGAGGGTGGCAGATTTTTCTTCCTGCCAGATAGCTCCCTTCCCGCCTCCTTCACAACCGGAGCGGATCTTCAGTGTGACTGCCGGGGAGTTTTCAACATCTTTCACCGGACTTTCCACCGAATTTTCAACAGCATCCATGACCATCGGAACATTACCGCCACCCGTACCGCACCGGCTCGTCAGTGTCTGCACCTTACCGTCCTCGGAGATCTTCACCCGACTGTCGGCAGGATGATTTTCCAGAGCGATGGCGGCAGGCACGACGCCAGCCCGGAGAGTCGGTGACCGTTCCTCTTCGTATCCGATGCTTCGGGCATCCGCCGAGTGCTCGGTACAGAAGCCGGCTGCTTCCAGAACACAGGGCTGATGACCATGTTCCTCTGCCCGGAGGGTTCCGACCACATCTTCGGATACATCCATCTGTGCGCCGCCCTGATCATTCAAACAGATTCGTCCTGTGCTTCCTGCTGCGCCATTGCCGCCTGCCGTTCCAGTGCCGCTTTCAGCACCGGCGGCAGCTCTTTGCCACGCACGGAAGCCCTCCGCAGAATACCGAGACACGCCTTCGGACTCAAATAGTACCTTTGGGGCACTCTGGTCTGCAAAATCTGCGACAAGGTAGATACGTTTTCTTCTTTGGGGAACGCCCCACCATTGTGCATCAAGAACTCGATACGCGACGCTCCATCCGTCTCCCACATAGTAGTC